TCAGCTTCGAGTTGTTTTAACTTTTCGTCTTTCTTCTTAATAGTTTCTTGTGCTACTAAAATGGCACGAGCCATAATAATTTCAGGTGTATCGTCTTCAGAAGATACTATATAACCTCCATTTTTACGAATAGATGGAAGCACTTCACTTGTTACCCATTTTTTGACTTTTTTTGCTTTTTCTATTTTTGAAGACAGAACAAGTGAATAAAAACCAGATTCTGTAATTACAACCATATTCCTGTTTTGGCTGCCGTCGTGAATGGCGACGGTAGCTTTATCTTCTTCATCAACATGGTTAGCAATTGCATCTCTTGGATTTGCATATCCGAGCATTGTTGCAACATCATTTGCAACAAATAAAGGCTCGTTATTTTCGTTTGCTACTGTACGGATTTCACCGAACTGTTCGTTTTTAAATATCTGAATATTATTTCCCATTGTTAATTCAATTTAGTTTTATCCAATATTACAAATCCCATATCGGGTGTTATGAGAATCCAATCGGGAATTATCCCCAAATTAGCAGCTAGAATTGATTGCTTCATGTCGGGATTTTTAGTGAACATATCTTTGATATTCCTATATCCATTACACCTTGCAAAATTGTCGTCAAATTTTATTCTGACAGAATTATCAAAATAATCATGACGAAAAGTACATGGTATCCCATTATACTTCTTTTGAACAATACGGTAATCAGCGTACTGTTCTATAATTTCATAATCATCCATGGTGGGTTATTTTTCTTCGGTTAATATCTGCTTCATTCTGTCAACGAGATACGACACTTTCGCATAGAACCGGCAAACACACCTCAAAGCGTATTCAAGATCCGGTTCATCATGATTAAATTCGACAAGGTTGGACACCTCGATAATTGCTTCGTCGCCTCTTAGTGTTGAAGAGATTTCCAATAGTTCTTCGACGTTGATTGAAGAGATAGTTACAGTAGTTTGAGCCGTTTCGTGGGCATAACGTGCTTCATCAATACCTTGTACCGATGTTAGCAAATTCTTTTCCGTGATAGACATTATCCCTAAGAATTTGATATGTTTGGATAGAAATAAAAAACGGTTCCATCCTTTCCCGCTGTCTATCACCTAAGAGGGCTGTGGGTGCATTAACACTCCACACGGGGGTAATGAAACCGTATATCGATTTAAGGCATAAAAAATGCCCGCAGTTTTGGCGGACTTACCGCCCTCTTAGTATGATAGACACTACAAACATACGGCATTTTTCCGACAAATCAAAATCATTCTGCATAGGGATTATTTTTTAACGATTCAACACAAATAATCTTCATATATCACTTTCAGGCCATGTCCGCAATAAGGCAGAATTTTGTTTAGTAGTTCTTTATCCATTATTCTATTAATTTAAATTCAGGAATAATTCTTATATTTGCCATGCGCAAAGAGTTGCGCATATTGTTTTGTAATTGTTGTAGTTGAGTTTAGTACTTACCGAAAAGACCAAAATAAAAATACAGATACTAAGCTCGTTAGACTACGTATATACGTGTCTGCGAGTTTATTTCTGTAAGGGTATTGGTCTACCTCGGTAAGAATAGATAAAGCAGACACGTTTCTTTGTGGTGTCTGTTGTAGTGGAGTTGGCAAGGACGTCATCATTTAGGTGGCGTCCATTTTATTTAATTAAAATATTCTTTACAATCCATATTTTCATAATTATATCATTTCATCCCACCAGGGAAATTTTAATTGTTTCTTGTTTGCCAGATATTTTTTCTTTGATATTCCGGAGTACCACCAGTTAAGAGCATCTTCCGCACTCTCAAATTCCATGTATTTTCCATAAAGGATACGAAGTTTCTCAATAGTATTGATATATGCTCTTCTGAACATTGGAAACATCCTTAATTCATTGCGCTGGCTTTTACAATTCATCGGGCATCCGATACACCCGATTCGGTGTACTTTTTTGTATAAGTCGCAAACTTGAATGTTCCTACTTGACAGAAATCCAAAAACATCGCTTTCTGTCCAATCAAGAATCGGGGACAATAGAGGTTTATCACATCCTAACTTGCAGTCATTCGTAAAAACTTTTCTCTTCTTCCTGCGTGTGCTTTCCTCTTTCCTAATCCCAATAATTACAACTTCATTCAATCCACGCCTTTCTTTCAAATATTCACAACAATATCGACGGTTCCGAAGTGGTAGCATCTTCTTTTGTAATATCATCTGAAACATTGTCTTTTCCGGTTTCAGCCAAATAACATCGGGATAATGCGAGCGAATAAACCTTAGTAATTCTGGTGGATCCACAGATGTTTTGTAGAAATATGCTTTGAATTTTACTCCTGCCATTTTTTGCAAGTTCATAAATAACTTGTGAATCTTTACCTCCGGAGAATGCGACATGGAAACCATCTGGAGAGTATTTAAAAGCCATTTTCTCCATTTTTCGGATGATTCTAATGGAGTCTTCTATCTTTTTGTTTAAGTCCATAGGACAATAATATTTAACAGCACTCTCGTACTGCAATAGTTTTTATGTGATAAATTAACAATCAGGAATGATACTCATTACCCAAAACAACAGAATATCAAAACATTACTAATGTGATGGGTATGTGATAGACATTATTTGAGTAGTGCCGGATTGTCGTGGATATTGCCTATAATCTTGCAATTACCTTCAAACCAAGATGCATTTTGTTGATCCGACAGAGGCATTGAAGGATTTGTGCCGCCCTGATATCCATGACCAAAAGCAAGAGGATTACATTCTGTAGCAAATCCTCCCGGTGTCTGGAATATCGTCAGGATTGTTCCAAAGTTATCTTTAAAAAAATCTCCAGTGAAAGCTTTGCGTCCGGCGTTGTCATATATTCCGATGAATTGTCCTGTAGTTTCCGGATCTATTTCTATCTGTAAAGGGGAATTAAAAATGAATGACTTCATCCGGCCATTATTCAAATCCTCCATATAAAATCCTTCAACCCATTCACCGAAATTTTTATCAATAGGTTTCCCTCTAAATAATATTTCTCTATTCATGATTTTGTTTTTAAATACCGTTTCCTGACTCCTTTGTACTGTGTTCTTTCAATAATCACAGTACGGGATTTTTCATATTGTTTTTCTAGTTCTTTCATTTGTTTCAAAGCTTCTGTCGCCTTCTCCCTTTCATGTTTCTGGTTTTCGGAAGAATACCAATTCTGATCTATCGATCCATATTTGTCCATAGCACACACCAATAATTTTTAAATCTATTTTTTACACACTCCGTTGAACACCGTATCATCGATATCCATATCAAGCTGAGACGGGAATGTCTTGATGTAATTGAAGAATTTGAAAAGCTTTACATCATCGGTGCCACACCTGTCAATGATAAGCTTTAAGGCCTGATACAGCATATCCGAATCCTTACCGAAAAACTCCTGAGTTTCTTCGCTGCAATTCCGGACATATCTTTTCAGGTTCCGGCAATGGGAAAGAAGGAGGTTGAACTCGCGTTTAGCCTCGTGTTTAAATTCGCAATTCTCACTTTTTAGCTTTTCATTAGCCTCGATAAAGCAACTTTCAATTATATCCACCAAGACGAAAGATAAGTTGCTTAGTATGTTTGCCTGGCTTTTACTTGTTTTCATTTTCTCCTGGATTCTCCTGTTAATTCAATTTCATTAAACATTTGCCTTAGCCGGTCACCAACCATTTTGCCGTAATATTCTTCACTTTTTAGCGTTTCAAGCTTGAAATTTGCAATTGCGAAAGTTGGTGCGCCCGAGTCATATCTATCTTGTAGCACTCTCGACATAGGCTGAATGACAGTTCCATAAACATTCACCTCCTTTTGCTCTCGTCCTAGTTCGTCAATGATAAGTGGACCGAATTTGTATTCAGTAATCTCTGTGTCGTTTTTTTCCTTTCTGAAAGAATCTACAATCTGAGAGCTTTTTACAAATCTCATTTCTTGTGAAGTTACATGGCCAAACTGCTTAATGTAGTAGTTGTATGTGCTGCACACGGCACGCATAAGCAATGTTTTACCTGATCCATACTTCCCGTTGAGCAATATTCCCTTCGATAAACTGCCACCAAATGACTTATCGCCTGAAAGGTATTTGTATAGCTCATGTATAGCATTTTCATTGTTTCGGTCTATGGAAAACAATATTTCTTCACCACGCCTTGCTAGAATGTTAGTTCCATGTGCCACTACAATCGTTTTAAACTGATCATAGTTCAAAGATAATTTCGGATATGATGTTTTCCTTTGTCCGACTATTTTACTCCATTCCTGGCGCATTTTTTCAATATGGGCGTCAATCAAAATCTGATTGCTTATAGTCTGGGGTTCGCTTTTGTTTCGTTGTGGTTCCATTCGATTCACTATCAAAGATTAATTCATCGTTCCATGATTTGCCATTTAGGAAAGTGTCCGGATTCTTCCTGTACTTTTTATTCGGCTGTGCAAGCTTGTATTGTGGGATATAACTCATAGCTAATTCCCGCTCTGCGTCGGAAAGTTTTAGCCATTTTTTGATGAGTAAATCCTTTTTGCCGACCTTTTTGTCGTACAGTTCCCAAAAATCTTCAAAAGAATAGTTCGGCTCTTTTTCTTTTTTCGCGGAACTTTTTTCTTTTTCTTCTTGGTGGATTTTAGGATAATTATCATAAAACTGATTTCCTAAATCGTCATACACTTCCCCCGATGGGGGACTATAGGGGGTATTATATTCCCTATCCATTTCCCCTTCCCTTTCCCGTGGCGGGCACTCGGTGTGTACCCGTTGGGTCCCCATTGGGTGTTCGTAATTGTCTATTTCTTTGGAGCTTATTTCCTCTGGTATGATGAAATTCGGGTATCTGGCATCAAATTTTTGATGGCTACGGAATGTGCGGATAATGTAATAACTTTCGCTCTTATACGTAATAGGTATTAACATCCGGGCATTCACTAAGGCATCAATCCATTTTTGTACCTCTGAAACTCGCAAATCTTCATCATACGGGAATATAGCCGATTTAAGGAGTGCCGGGTTTCCCCTTATCACTCCCATGTCATCAGCTTGATTCCACATTCCAATATAGAACAATCGGCACGCCCTTGGTAGTCTGGCTATCTTTTCATCTTCCCAAAATGATGGTTTGATTGTTCTTATTCTTGCCATATTTATTTTTTGTATTCAGAATCTTTTACAATCGGGCTTCCCCAATTATCTTCTAGTTCGCATATATTTTCATCCGGTACTGCATCCACTTTTACAATCCGGGTGAATACATATAGTTTCCCACAAAGTGGGCATGCGTATGTTTTATAACCTCCATAACATTCTGCATTTATTTATGGTATGCTTGAATCAAATAAATTATTACATCTTATACACTTCATGTTTTTTTATATTGATTTAACTTTAGTAGATTTTCTACTTCCCCGATGGCTTTGAAAATCTGATAAACGAGTTGAGGTACCATGGAATTACCATAAGCTTTTATGGATTCTGCTCTCACCCAAGATGCTGTCCGTTCACATTCTTCGACAATCTTCTTAGTCGCCAATGCAATTTCATATGACAACTCTGGCATAATGTTTCCAAATTGCTGGGCGAATTGTTCTTTATATTTCTGTCCAAATGGTGAACTTGCAAATGTTCCGTACTTCCGCAAATAGCACAATACCCTTCCCGATGTTTCCTCGCTAAATTGTGATAAGCCGTTCTGTTCTTGTTCATATCGTCTATTCTCCGATGTGCGCTGCAAGACTTCGAGCAATAAATTCGGTTCTGGAATCTCGAATAATCCTCCAATCTGTTCCCGAACCTTCTTCTTTTGAAAGGCTTCCCACACACGGGGCAAGTCTTCTCTTCTAATATATTCTTTGATGGCATCATAAACTTCTGTTTTTATATATCGCACCACATTATTGGAAATCCCATCATATCTGAAACGAACAGGGGATTGAGATGGGAAGTTTTCCCAGCATGATGAGCAATTAAATGATTCAATTGTGAATCCCTGGTTTTCCCGTCGTTGCGGTCTTTGGGCGTCCCTGGCTTCCAGTAACTCTTTATCGGTGTTGGCAGTAACTTCAAATTCATAAATTCCGTTTTCCCCTTGTTGCATACCTTCAGTCCTTGCGTTTGAACAGTTGGCAATAAACCAGATTCTGTCCCTTCTATGCGGCGCACCGACGGCACAAGCTGGTATAATAATCGGCTGGACGGAATAACCGATACTTTCGAGGTCGTTGCAGATTCTGTCAACAATAAATTGCTGACGCATTTCCGTCTCCAGGTAACTTTCTCCTTCGAGATCCGTGTAACTTCCCACTTTAATTTCATCACCGGGGAGTACCATGCTTGTGATTCCAGCAACGTTTTCACCAATAAACCAATTGGGTCGGATTTCGTCAACTCCCCTAAGCACTTCCGGCCAGAGGTAGCGGTCATCTTCCGCTCCTTTTCTTGTGCCGGCACAAGAAAAAGGCTGACAGGGGAATCCTGCTGTAAGAATATCGATTTTTCCCCGCCATTCTGAGAAATCTGTTCCGAATATGTTTTCATAATGTTTTATATGAGGATAATAATATTTAAGTACTTGATGGCAGAATGGATCTATTTCACAAGAAAATGCATTCCGCCATCCCATCCACATAGCCGCTAATTCACATGCTCCTATGCCAGTACAAAAAGAAGCATGTACATATTCTTTTTGTATCATTATAGTTTATCTATTTCGTTTCGTTGGCACTCGATAAAGTACCGGTACTTGTTAACCGCTTCCATCAGCTTAATATTTGCCTTCTTTAATTCCTGGTTTTCGGCTTTGAGTTTTTCACATTCGTCAAATTTCGCATCATACGCCTGTGAAAGCATGTTGAACTGATGGATACTTACAACTTTATCGGATTCTTGCTTTTTGTCTTGGTATTGGAGTTGTTTTTCTACTTCTTCAGCAATACCGGAGTAGTCTCCTAATAAGGATGTGATAATTAGTATTCTCATAATTTTTATTGTTTTTTTATTTTGTATTTTACACATTCAATTTTTCTAGTCAGACAGTTTTCATGCGGCACCACCGAAAACGGGCAATCAACTAATCCGAATTTCCACGGTCGGTAGTAGATACATTCCCGGCAGTCGGAATAGGTTGTTGACAGCCGGGGAATGATCGGTTTTGGTTGTTTGGGTTTCGGGATGCGGGGCATATATTTTATTATTAAAAAGGACAGATACTACAAAATGGTTAACTTTGTAGCGGACTTTAGCCCGTACCGCAGCGAGTAATAAAGGGGGCTCAAAGCGGGCCGGGGAGTAAACCTCCTTTTTGTTAAACTTAAAAGTAACATCATGGCTAAAATCCAAGTTCGGGTTAGAACCCAAGTACGTACTACTGTAAGAACAACTGTAAGAGTACGGAAATAGTTCTAACCATGGGTGGGTGTTAACGGCATCCACCCTTAACTTTATCTGTCCTTTTATATTCATGCTGATTCTTTATTAAAGAGGAATTTATGCTACTAATCCGTTTTGCCTTGATAGGTTTGAAATAATTGCGTACATTTTATCCAATGCGCCTACACGTTCAGCTACATCAATAAGACTCTCATTTTTCTTTCTGGCGTAGGAACGCAGTGCAATATGATAATTGTAATAAAGGGTTTGGTAAATATGGTCCCACACATTCTTTTGAGGAACATTGAAGTGCATGGAATATTTGTTTACCAAAGCACGGACTTTATCTCTCATGCTTAATTCAGGAACAGCATCAGTAGAAAGAGGGAGTGATAACATGTCTTTCTGCGCTTCTTCCCGAATAGCTAATACCTCATTAACTTTCTGCTCAACGGTTGACAATCTCTTTTCATGTTCTACCATGATCTGACATTGTTTGAGAAGCATTTCAGCCGGGGAAAGATTGCTTTGTTCTGTTCGCTTTTCTATTTCTAATTGTTCCCAACGTAAAACCAATTTAGCCCTTGCTTCGTCATTGAATTTTGTTGCGACATATAAACATTCGGTTTTTGTCAGATAATAGCATGGTCTATCTTGCTTATTAGCATCTTTATACGTGCCCAGCGCAAAATTGCGCCCGGCTATTTTTAACCAAGATTCTTCCATGTTTCGAATTGAACGCATGACATCTTTGTGTTCTCTTTCGGTAATCTGTGCAATTTCTAACGATGACATTCTACCATCGTTAGAAGTAATAATCAATTCTTCCATATTTGTGTGGTTTACTTATTTTTCAAACGAATCAAGATAAAGCTGCGCCATGCAAGCTCCGTGATAATCAAGGCTTGCCTTATGCGTTTTGTGGAACTCAGCAAACTTTCTGAAGTTGCCGGAACTGAGAATAAAGTAATACGCCTGATTCTTGCAGTTCTTTTCGATCTCTAATTTTTGTCTTACTTGGATTAGTTGTTGTTGCAACTCTTTTACTTCGGAAAGTAATTTACCCTCGTTTCGTCGGGGTGGACGTGCTGTAATGGTACTATGATTCACATTACTTACAGATTCACTTCGTCTTGGCATTACGTTGATGAATTATAAGTTAATAAAAATAAGAAAGCCGCCGACTTTCCCGTTATCTGCCAAGACGAACATAACACTTACGATGAAGGGCTATGCAACGAAGGAATTTCGACGGCCTATATTTTACTTGAAAATTCAAGAAATAATAGGGCATAAAAACACCCTTCTAACGTAATTTATGTTGTTCGTCTTGGCAGTTGAACACCACAAATATACGGCTATTATCCATAATTGCAAAATTTAATGTAAGATTTGTCCCTGCCGGGGAATGGAACCCCGGGGAAACCGTTCAGGATGTTGTTTCTTTCCCTCCTCCCTTTCCTTTTTGCGGTTATATTTTTCTGTATAAACAACAAGCTCCCGTAACTTTTCTACGGGAGCCTCTAAGCGATTAAGCTGACAGAGTAATTCTATCCGCTCGCTGTCTTCTGGTGTGAATAAATTATTGCTCATTCCGATTTAATTCTGTGTTTTCCATTATCCAAAATAATCGTTATATAAATCTTCAAATTTTTTTCCGATGTATTCTGCATCATCAGATGTACCGCAGCAAAGCCGAGAGCCGGTGCCCGCGTCCGTATCCGCGCAGTTCGCACCGCAGTAACGAAAACCGGAGGAACGCCAAACAAAATACGGATAATATTTATACTGGCTTGAATTGTAGTAATCTGCTTTCCAATCGTTGTTCATTTTATTTGCAGCTTTGAAGATTGTTTTCAATTTCATGAATGCGATTTCCGACTTTCCGAGTCCACAGTCCATTAAATGCTGTTCGTCAATCGGCTTTTCTCCTATGATTTCACAAGCATCATAGTATGTCTTTACTGCATCTTGAAAGTTTTTCAGAAATGTTGTCTTCCCGAAGTTCGATTCAAGGATTTCTTTTAAGTTTGCAGATGCTTCCAAGTAGAGTTTCTTTGCTTGCTCTTCCGTTATTTTTAATGTCTTTTCCATGTTTTTTCTTTTAAAGAATGAGTAAATATTCACGATATAGTTCTTTGAATTGTTCTGCGGCGTATTTGGCTAATTCTATATTCTTAAAGCAAAGCCGAGAGCCGGCGGCCGCGTACGTATACGCGTAGCTCGCACCGTCGTAACGAAAACCGGAGGAACGCTGGTCTTCTCCTTTTTCGACGTAAAACCAGTTGTAATACTTCCATTCATCCCAATTTGACCAATCGGGCTCCCAACCTTCATTCAATGCTCTGATGATAATTGTCAGTTTGTAGAATGCGATGATTGATTTCCTATCTTTCTCCGGAAGCATATCTACAACCGGCAAGTCATTAGGATTTAGTCTGAGGTGCTTGCAAGCATCCTCGAAGGATTTAATTTTGTCTGTGATTTTTTCCATGATATTATAGTTTTAGTGTTATTGTTGTGGTTTTAAATTGTCCGGTATGCGTTCTTTGTCGTCCGGTATGTAGGGGATCACTTCTACAAACTTCGTATCTTCGATTTTTACTATCTCATAGGGTATTACAAATGTTGACAATGATTTTTCGAGGTTATCCAATGCCCGGTTGATGTTTGCTGCGGCAACTAGATAATGAATTGAGGGTTCCTTCTCTTTGCCGAAGTTATCGCTATCGGTTATTTTAACTGTTGCTTTGTAGAGTCGATCATCGTTTTCGTCATTTGATTCAATGTATTCTGTTATTTTTGACCGTTTCAGGGATTGAATGAGGTAATTCCCCTGAACTATTTCGGATAACTGCCTGCAACTCCTTTCTTCTGTTTCCGAAAAGCTCATTGCATCTATGAGGTATAATTCAGTCACTTTCTTTGCTTTGCCATCCTCATTTACTTTTTCGTATTTTACTGTGGATTCAAAATAGGTTGCTGTCATAATTTTAATGTTTTAATGTTTCAATTTTTCAAGTTTCTTAACCAGTATTCCCGCCTTCCTTTGTCTTTCCCTCCCTTTTACATCCGAAAAAGAAACCGGACTATCTTGTATCTCTTTGAGATGACTGATTAGCCCGGATTTATCCTTAAATAGAAAGGAAAGGATTTGAGCAGAAAGGGTAGATGGGATTTTCATGGATTACTAAATTGTGATTGATGATCATGTTTGTGGTGGCATTCCCGGCATCTGATTGTAATGTTATTTACATCCCAGGCTAATTCGCTTTTTCCTGAACTCTGACACTCGCTTACCGGGATGTCATGGGAACAATCAAGTGGAATACCTGCAGCCTCATTTCTATGACATTCCTCACAGAAAAGATAGCCATATTTTTCAATCATCTGGGCTATCTTCTTTTCTTTGGCTGCTCTAATCCGGCGGTCTATGACCGATTTAAGAACATATTCGCCGGAGCTGGTCATGTATTTGTTCATCAGAAATTAATAAGGTTTTGTTCAAATTCTTCAACTGAAATGTTTTTGAGGAAGTATTTAAATAATACGTCCTTTACACGTTCGTATAGGTTTTGAAATTCGTCTTCGTCCATCTTATCGAAAGCGATAGATTTAGGTACTTCAACCCACTCTTTCCGGGCAATTGAGTATACAGGATCACACCATCCAGCAGCCACTTCTACGGTCTTGCGGAATAACTCGATGTTGTGTTTGAAATGCTCTACCGCTCTTTCATTCTGATATTCCCAAGCAAGATTAATAAGACTAAAATATTTACGGTGAAAGGAAAGGTTTCGAGGTCGCTTGATAGTGGCCTCGTAAACCTCTCCGATTTTCAACTTTTTCTTTTCCTCGAAATCTTCATCGAAGAGTGGTTTCAGACCAACGGGAGTGTTAAGGAGTTTTATTTTCATGATCAGAAGGGCAAATCATTATCATCGTCTGCCTGTGAGGGGAAATTATTTGTCCCGGATTGTCTTTCTGTTTGCTGGTTCTGCTTTTCTCCGGAAGAACAGAACACGAGTTTGTCAGCCCATATAGTCGTGTCCGGGATGGCTTCACCTGTGTTTTTACTGACATAAGCAGAAAAGTAGGGATTGCCACGTACCCAAACCTTTTTCCCTTTTGTAAGGTATGCGGTCAACTTACCTTCGCTGTCGTATTTCATTACCCGGAGCCATGTTGTCTTGTCTTTCCCGTCTGATGTTTTTTCTGTTACACAGATTGAAAATGAGGCGTATGCCTTGCCGCCTATTATTTTCTGCTCGGCATCCTTGCCGATGTTACCTATAGCTTGTAGTTCTATCATTTTAATATAGTTCTATAAAAATTTCATTTAAAAACCGATAGTATTAGCTTATCAATAGTTCACTTGATATTTATGTTCTTTATTAATAAGTCAAACTCTGATTCCCGTTCGATGGCTTCGTTGGTTCCGCCAGTTATAATGTTAGATACTTCGCGCTTGTCTTGGATTAGTTTGTATATATCTTCGTCGATAGTGTTTTTACCGAGAAAATAGATACAGTTTACGGTAGACTTGGCTCCAATCCGGTGACAGCGGTCTTCTGCTTGATCTGTATCGGCCGCTGTCCATGGCAACTCAACAAATGCGACATTAGAGGATGCTGTGAGTGTCAATCCTACGCCGGCGGCTTTGATGGAACAAATGATTAACGTAGTTTCAGAATCATTTTGAAAAGCATCAATGTTTCGTTGCCTTGTTGTCATGTCATCATCTCCGGTTATCGTCACAGCTTCCGGGAATGCTTGTAACAGATATCCAGCTACTTCTTTCTGATGAATGAATACAACTAATTTTTCGCCGGATTCTAAAACATCCGTTATGTAGTCTTTCACTGCGTTCAGCTTCCCGCGTGCGGAAATATTTTTAAGAACTCCGATTCTTACCATTACTTCACCACGCATGGAACGGGCAACTTGTGCATCCGTTGCCGACTTATATTTTTTCAGATAGTCGGCAAGATCTGAAAGTGCCGAATTGTATTCGTTTTGGTTGTCTATTTCGCAAAGTACTGTGGTACGTATCTTGTCTGGCAAATCTTTCAATACTTCTTTTTTGTTCCGGCTGTAAAAACAGGTCGTATTGAGTTTGTAGTTCAATTCTTCCATGTTGTCATTGAATCCGTATTCAGCTACAAACTTTGTGTATCCTCCGAATTTGTCCACCTGGTTAATGATTGCAAGCATGGAGGCGAGGTCTTTTGCCTTGTTCACTACCGGGGTCCCGGAAATAGCGAATATTACCTCCTTTCCGGACGTTAATCCCTTGGTGAACTTGCTTTGTTGGGACGAAGGGTCTTTTATCCGGTGGGCCTCGTCAATTATGACAGATTTAAACAGGTTGATGTTTGGAGTAAAAATCACATCTTTCAGTTTGAAAGCCTGTCCGGGTTTTGCAACAATGTCCTGTACAAAGTATTTTTTAAGGCTTTCGTAGTTGCAGATGAATATGTCGTTTTTTACACTGTCACCAAAGAGTGATTTTCCGGTAGCAAACAAATGCCATGTATTGATATTTGAACTGTTCAATATGCACGCTTTTTTTTCGGTCCACATGTGCCACTCTCTTTGCCAGTTTATTTTCAAAGAAGATGGGCAAATAACCAAACAGGGGAAAGCATTCAAGGCAAGCACGGAGGCAATTGCCTGACAGGTTTTCCCAAGTCCCATCTTATCACCGATGATTGTTCGTTTGTGAATGATGTTATAGGCGACACCCTGTTTCTGATAGGGATATAATTCCATTTTTAAGGGAATGTCTTGTGTCAGTTCCGGAAGTTTCGGTATTTCCCAATCCTCTTTTGTATGCTCTTTGGTAAATACGAAGCCGTACTTTTGTCCGAACATATAGACTTGCGGGGCATATATTTTTGGGAAGAAAAATAATTTCCGTCTTGGATCATATTCGGCATCCGGACACACTCTCATCAGTTTCTTTATTGCCCATGTGAGCCTTCTATTGTATTCAAACGTAATCTCAAAGCTGTCGTTAGATTCCTTTATCCTCATGGAGTTACTTTACTTTTTGGGTGTATAGATCGATTAAAACTTTATAATCAAAGTCGGACCGTTGGGAGTGTTGATGTTTGAGGATTTCAAGTTCTTCGATAGGTGTTATTGTCATGCTTTTTGTTTTAAGTCTCCGAACATTGTCCAATATTTGAATGCGAGTTCCATGCACTTGTGCCGGCCGGATTCCCATAGTTCATCGCCCCGTTTGATAAATACCTTGAAGACGCGGAAGTTTTCTTTGGAAATTCCGATTAAGACGTCTTTCTCGGAGCCTGCTATATTCATGTAGAAGAATCTTTGCCTGTCGTAGTCGAATTGCCTTACAGCGGATTCAAATTGTTCCTGTGTCGTCGCGGAGGTGCTTTTTATATCGCCTCCCCATCCCATTGACGGCATCCACAAGTCCCATTTGCATCGGACGGGCAGTGTAAAAGGGATGTCGTAGTCGAATTTCTGACAGGGATTAATCATGACTTTCTGTGTGTCTGATAGTGGAAGTATCCGGCTGGCAAACTCATCGCGCATGAATGCCTTTTTCATTTCTTCTGCTTTTTTGAAATCACCTTCTGTCATTTGTTCGCCGGCACAAGTCAGTTTGAAATAGTCGACTTTTTTCGGTTCTGTAATCATGTGATCGATTAGGTTCCCAAATTTTGCATGAACGGGGTCGATTCCCATTCCTCCGTAGAGCTGTCTTTTTAATTCAGATAGGTCGGAGTTGGATATTTCCGACCTGTCATAGTATGGGTCTTTCATTTTGCCGTAACAACTTCTTTGTAAGTAATAAAGTTTGACGTGATGATTTCTCCATCCTTGTTTGCGATATCCTCGCAGAATTTCTTCATCTGTGCGATGGATTTCTTTTCAATCTTTTCGTTCGGGAGATTCTTTCCTTCACGCTCGAACCAGAACATGAATATCTGTCCGTATCCGGCAGGATTGCTTACTTCGATGGAAAGCGTTTTCTTTACATTCGCCGCAGGGGCAGAATAATTTTGGTCGAATAGGGTATTGAGGGATGCTTCAGTTTTCTCTGCCTCGATGGATGTCTGTTGTTTCTGTGTGAAGTTCAACAGTTCTTGTCTTTTTTCTTCCGCTTCCCGTTTTGCCCTTTCTTCCGCTTCTTTCGCAAGCCGTTCTTTTTCCGCGGCATTTGCTTGCGCGATCTCTAACAATTCTTGTTTCTTTGAATCAACGCGATCAAGGTAGTACCGGATTTTTTCGGTGATTTTTTCATTGTATTCCAGTTCATTTTTGGCAGATTTGGAAGAAGCTATTTCTTCATAGATTGCGATCTCTTCTTCTTTTGTAATGTAATTCCTGTATGGATATGAGAAAGTGGCCGGTTTGTATTCGGATGAGAAGTTTTTCAATTCATCTTTTTTTAGCTCGCAGTTTTGCAGCGTGATGGAGTTGAATATTTCTTCAAGCGAATCGTATGCAAGGCTTAATGTGTTTACCAGGTCGTTGGTAAAGGCTTGTTTGAAATAAGCACGCATTTCGATGCGCTCCTGTTCTGTGGCAGCCTTGATACGCCGAGACTCTTCCTCTTTTGCGGCGATTTCCGCGATATGCCGGGCAAATGCGTTTCTGAAATTTTGTATTGCCTGTATTTCTTCCCCTGTTTTCAGTTCGTTTTCCAGTTCGGTGAAATGTTTCCGGATTTGGTCGAATGCCTGTGTGATTGGTTTCCGGCGGTCGGTCATGGCCGAAATGGTCTTGCTTATCTTTCCGAGGAATGTTTTACACTCTTCGTCTAGGAACCGGACTTCCGGAGTGTCTGAGATAGGGGTGTTTTCTATTTTAGCGAGCAGGATTTTTGCGACTTCTTTTGCTTTTTCATTACTTGCAATGTTTTGCGCAATGATGTCTTTTGCCTGTAATAATGCTTCCTGTGTTGTTGAGAGTGCTGTTGTTTCCATGATTAAAAGGGTTCTTCTGGGTTTTCTACTATGTTTACACCGCCCTGTTGCTTGGCGATTTCCTGTACATCTGTCTCTTCGGCTTCTTCTTCGGTTTCTTTTTGCGGGACTTGGTTGTATACTGGCTCATCCAACCCATAGTCGGAGGCCTGGACTTGTTCGTCTTGCTGTAAAGCGGAGAATTGTCCTAACCTTAATTTCGGAAATGTCTTGAAAGCGTGCTTGATTACTTTCGCTTCAAGGAATCCGGTGTCGATTTGACCTTCATTTGAATGGTAGAGGGCATTGGCGTCTCCATATACATCCCCGTCTTTGTCTTTCCGTTGATTTTTCTTTAAGGAATATCCTTTCAGACGGTCGATGTCTTCTGGAAGCATCCAAAAGAAGTCAAAGGAACGATCGGGGCGGGTCAGCTTGATAAAAGCTCCGATGATTGTTTTGCTTTGCCGTGGAATGGCTGCCGAATAGACTACCACTTTCTGTCCGGTTTCGGTTACCTTGGGCTTAAATTCATCCCCCTCGAATACGATTACAGGACGGTCGGCATATAATAGCTGTCCAGCTTGGATTCTTAAATCGAGCTCTCCATATGGAGAAATTTCAATGGACATCCGTTGTTCCCATGTTTGTTTTTCTTTTGTTCCTACATTCACGGAACCGGGGATGATGTAAATAAGGGGCCGGGATGCGTTTTCAAGGGTAAGTCCCATGCTTGCGATGTCAAGGAGTACTCCATATGTGGAGAAACCTGTACATTTTGCTAGGTTTGGGGAGGCTTGTATGATTCTCTGTAGGTTGTATTTTTCTTTTTCAAAGAATAATTCGCCCTGCTCAGAGTTGTGGATGTTATTGTAGAGTGTAACGAATCGCTCTCTTACTCTCGTATCCTCTAAAATCTGAAACGGAGACATGGATTTAAGCTCCGTGATCGTCAGCTTTTTTGTTTCTGAATTATTTTCCATACTTTTGTTTTGTTGTTTGAAATGTGACGGGTAAGAGGAATCGAACCTCTTTCTAAGTACTCCAGTACAACCCGTTGCTGGCTTAATGCGCCTTTGACACGCGACTTCCGCCACTACCGGAGTATTGCCCGGTAGTTCACCAGCCCGCAGCGACAAACTGCGTGTTTTTTATTGTCTGTCAACATGTCAAAGAGCTTAGAGTTTTTTGTAAGGCCGTTAGTTTGGCGACTGGGACGGCCTTACTTTATTTCCTTATCCAGATCCAGCTGGAGACGGTGTACCTTTTCCCAGTTTTTGGAATCAACCGGGTTACTTCTGTCGAAGTAAGGGAACAGTGCTGAACAATACTGATGGATGTAGCACAGCAGGCGATACTTTTCATTTCGTTCGTGTCTGCATTCCTCTTGTAGCTTGGATACTTTCTTCTGGATAGAGATGATTTCTTTTTCTAACTTGCTTTGTGATTTCCCTTTTTCGCTAGGTTGCGTTGAAGTAAGGGCACTATTGTCCCCGGACTTCAAATTTTCAGAGGGTTTTGGCATGTGTCTAAAAATTTGATTAATAATATTTTTCATAAAAGAAGAAGCGGAGCCCTTCCTACGATTCGCCAAAACCCTACACACCTGAAACAGATATGTACACCGGAAGAACCCCGCTATATTGCGGTTATCTGAAATGTATAAACACAACATCTCAGATGTGTAGAATTTTGGCACTGCAAACATGGCAAATTCCTCTGAATTAACCAAGCTTTCCGACCAAATATTTTCTAAATTCCGCAACATTTTTCTTCAATTTATTATTAATCAATTACTTTTTGAGCCTACTATCCGGTTCGAACGGATGACCTTCGGAGTACAAAACCGATGCTCTACCAACTGAGCTAAGTAGGCGGGTTGCCGGGGTAGTCCAAGATATTGCTACAGTTACAGCGGACTGCCCCGGACGGTTAATTGTTGTTTATAATGGCACTCTGTACTTTTACCAGCTCTTTGTACCTTAATAGTTCCTGTTTAAGGGTTTCACATTCCTTAAAATATTTTGTCCAAGATGCATTTGCTGCACTAAGATGCTTTTTAAGATCTTCAATTTCTTTATCCTTTTTGTCACTTACATTTACATTTGCATTGTCGTTCATAACTTTTCCCTTTTAAAATTTTGCCTTTCGTGCTATCTCCCGACAGGACTAGGGCTACAATGTACTTTATATGTCACTTAAAAAAAAGGTCCGGTGTGAAATGGAGATGTCGTGGTGTAAAGAAAAGAATGTCACCGGACCAAAGAACTCACGACATATTTTTATACAGGTTCCGCACCCTGTTCCCCCTTACTTTCACCCGGGGCGGTGTTAGGTTTGCTTTGTTTAAGCCGGACCAAACCTTGCTAAATTCCTCCGCCATTACGTATCTTTATCCCAGCTCCGATTGTTCCGATATGGTTCTGTCTGCTTCTTCTCCGGCCACATCGCCCACCCCAAAATACCGGACATTATTGCGAAAGGAAGACTATGGTACTGCCCTCCGTAAATACTGCATCCTAATATTCCAAGGGCAAGAAGAAAGGCTAATATTGAAAAAGTTCTCATAGTTTATCAATTATTCTATATGCTTCAATTACTTCACGGGTTTTTACCCGCCATTTCTGATTCCCATTTCCCTTATCAGGATTAATCAACTTCATTTTGATTGCTTGCTCCAGTTTTTTCCGACTGCCCAAATGCCTAATTGCTTCATTCCGGCTCATATATTCCCCGTAAGTTTCGGCAACGGCTTCCTTGACAACGCTCTTGGTGAAATCAATAAATTCAGCCATCGACATTTCGATACGATCGGTATTTCGGAGGATCAGGTTCATAATTATTTTAATCTTATTACATTTATCCCGTCTATAACACCCGCACTCGTTGCTTTATAAGAATATCCATCCCGATTAAGAAACCTTACTATTTTTCTTACGTGCATCTCTGTATATTCCCGGAATGGGACAAAAAGACACATTCCAGCCTGCATATCTAAAATCTGGCTTTTTAAAGTTTTTGGTTTATTAATTGCTATTTCATCCATTTTTATTATGTTTGTATATTATTTATTTTTTATGCTCATGGATTAGTGTTTTCATCTAATCACAAGGCAAAGATATGGTGATATTTCATTAATTCAAAACATATAGTGCTAAAAATAGTGATATATCATTTATTTATAAACATTATAAATAACAAATATGGGTACAATTAATGATAGAATTAAAAGAATTGTGAATGAATTATTTAATGGAAACACTAGTTCGTTTGCAAGACAAATAAATGTACCACAACCAACTTTAAAAGACATTGTTGGAGGTAAGCTTAGTACTCCAAGAGCTGATGTTTTAGAAAAAATATTTGGTGATAAATCATTGAATATATCTGCTGAATGGCTTCTTAGTGGAGAAGGAGAAATGATTAAAAATATTTCCGAATCAGATTCACAAAATGACATTCAGCTTCCCGAAGTCCCAGAGGCAAATAAAAGTGAGACCGAAACAATTAAGTCCTTATTGTCTGTGATTAGTGATCAGGCTAATATATTAAAACAAGTGACTAATAGTAAAGAGCAAAAACATATTGAAGAACAGAAGGAAATGTTTAATAAGATTGAATCTTTACAAAAATCACTTGATAATCAAGGAAAATATCTTCAAACGTTGTGCAAGAAAATAGATGATCTTATTTCTGAAAATAATATTCCTGGACAAAAAAAGGTTGGTTAACATGAGTAAAAAAGAAACAAATTTTAGTGAAGAACGTATAACTAATACTGATGAAAAAGTATTAATATTAATAAAAGATATTATGAGTGACTTCACCGAAGTTGTAAAAATGCTAACTGATACAATGAACGCGCAGTTAAGTATTATTAAGGATCAAGAAAAAAATAGTGCTGAAAGTACTCGCCTAAATAATCAGGCAATAAATCGACAATTAGATATAATAAATGATCAAAATGGATTTCTCAAAAAAATATTCGATCACATGGAAGGTGGAGATGATAAGAAAATATCTAAGGTTATAGAGTTTTGCCATCAGAGAAAACAAAATTGAAAAAAGTCGTGTGCTAATTTAAAATTATAATACATGGATTTTAAAGATCAAATTAAAATACTTGGAGAGCGTGCATCCAAGTTAAAAGAAAGTATTGCAACAGAAGAAGCCACAAAAACAGCTATTATACTTCCATTCATACAATCTCTTGGATATGATATTTTCGATCCAACAGAAGTGATACCAGAATGTGTTTGTGATATAGGAACAAAGAAAGGTGAAAAAATTGATTATACAATTTGTAAAGATGGAGATCCAATTATATTAATCGAATGCAAACACTGGAAGCAAGATTTAAATTTACATAGTGGGCAGCTTCTAAGGTACTATCATGTATCTAAAGCTAAATTTGGTATACTCACAAACGGCATAATTTATAAGTTCTATGCTGACCTAGTAGAGCCAAATAAAATGGATGACAAACCATTTTTTGAGATTAACATAGAAGACTTAAAAGAGGTTCAAGTTGAAAAGTTAAAAGAATTTCATAAAAGTTACTTTGATATTGAATCTATTCTAAATACTGCAAGTGAGTTAAAATATACTACAGAATTAAGAAATCTAATCGTTAAAGAAATAGCTGATCCTTCTGATGAATTTGTAAAATACTTTGCAAAACAAGTATATCCGTCAATGCTCACGAAACCAATTGTTGAACAATTTAGAGATATGTTAAGAAGAGCTTTTCAACAGTATAACAGTGATTACATAAGCGACAAACTTAAATCGGTAATAAAATCACAAACTGATGAAATTAAATCTCAAGATCAGGAACAACAAATACAAGAAGAAAGCCGAGAAGATTTAATTGTAACTACAGAAGAAGAATTGCAAGGATTCTATATTGTAAAATCAATTTTACATGGGATTGTTGATTTAAATAGAGTTATATATAGAGATACCATCTCTTATTTTGGCATATTACTAGATGATAACAATAGAAAACCTATCTGTCGTTTACATTTTAATCGATCGAATAAATATCTTGAAGTATTTGATGAAAATAAAAAAGGAACAAAATACCTAATTACGTCTCTTGAAGAGTTATATAATTATTCAAAAGAAATTATTGAAAGTGCAAAAAACTATTTGAATGACTAATACTTAAATATAAGCCAAAAATCAGGCAAAATGACCGAAAAAGAAAATATAACAATAGAATCAGGTAGTGGCTTAGACGGAAATGTTAAACCAGTAGAAAACCAGTAGAAATTTCTACTAAAAATATATCCAACTCCTTAATTTTCAATTTATAAAAGAAGATCACAAAACTGGACTCAAAATCCAGTGTCCTCAACAGACGTGCGGGTTCGATTCCCGCCCTGGGTACAAATTGAAAATTAAGGAGTTAGATGAAAAT